CAGCGTCGGATCTGTCACGGGCAATGTCGGCGGTAACGTGGTCGGCTCGGTCGGCTCGCTCACGACCAACAACGACAAGACCGGTTACGCGCTCACCTCGGGCGAGCGCGCGAACGTTGCCGACGCCATCCTCGACCGCGACATGTCCACCGGGACCGACAGCGGCTCGACCACGGTTCGCACCCCGCGCCAGGCCTTGCGTGCGCTGCGTAACAAGTCGGCGGTCGCTGCCGGCACGCTCACGGTCTACAAGGAAGACGACAGCACGTCGTCGTGGACCGCGGCCGTCACCGGAACCGCAGGGGCCGATCCCATCACGGCGATTGATCCGGCCGGGCCGTAAGTGTGGCCGCCGGGTTCATCTCGCATGTCGGGCGGCATGTCGGCGGCCTAGCAAACCCGCCTGCCGCGGCGTCGCCTGCGGGCTGGCGCTCGTTCTGGGGCTTCTGGTTCGGCGGGATGTGCTCGCCTTCGGGCGTAACCCCGACCCCTCCGCCCCCGCCAGCCGTAGCATCGGGCGGCTGGACGCATGATCCCTGGGCGCGCCCCCGCCGCCGTCGCCGCGACGAACCGGACCGGCCGCCGCCCATCGTCATCGTCCAGACCGGCATCGTCCCGCCGAAGCCCGCAAAAATGGTCCAGATCAAGCCCGCCGACCTCAGCAAGCGCGCGGCACGGGACTCCTTGGGGCTGGACAAGGGCGCGGACTGGATTTCGTCCGATGACGAAGACGATTTCCTCTTGACTTCGTAAAAACCTCACAAAGCGTAGTCGGCGCATGAGCGAAGAACCGACAGTCACGACCGAGACTGCGCCCGCCCCGGCGGGAGCGGTCGAAAACGACGCTCGCGAACTCGACACCTCGACCACCGAACCCGGCCCCGAAGACGGACAAGCCGGCGACGATACGGACGAGATCGATTACGAGGGCGCACGATATCGTGTCCCGAAGGTTCTGAAGGACGCCTTCCTTCGGCATTCCGACTACTCCAAGAAGACTGCCGACGTCGCCGAAACGCGCAAGGCCATCGAAGCCGAAAAGGCCGAGATCGAGGCCACGCGCAAGAACCTCGCCCACCGCACCGAGGCCAAGGACGTCCTCGGCGCGATCGGTCTGCACATCAAGAACCTGGAACGGCAGATGAGCGGCGAGGCGTGGGAGCGGATGCGGGCCGAAGACCCGCTTCGCGCCAACAATCTGTTCCAGGACTGGACCCGCCTCAAGCACGACCGGGATGTACTCGCCGGTCGGATCAAGCAGGACGAGGACGCCGAGGCTCAGAAAGCGGAATCCGAAAGGAACAACCGCCGGACGGCAGGCCACGCGGAACTCGCGCGCGCGATCCCCAACTGGAGCCCCGAGACGGCAGAGAAAATCGCTTCAGGCATCGCACGGGAATACGGCTTCACGCGGGAGTTTCTCGCGAATGCGGCCGTGATGGACAACCCGGCGATCGTCAAGGCGATGAACGATGCCCTCAACTGGCGCCAGCATGTCGCAAAGCAACGCGCCCAGGCTCAAAACCCGCCTGAAGTTCCAGCGAAGCCGCTGCCTCGTGTCGGTTCAAGCCGTGCGCCCGCCATCAACGGGCTCTCGGACTCGATGCCCACGGAACAGTGGATGAAATCGCGGGACAAGCAGGCGGCGGGCAGGGCGTAGCGCTTCCCTCCAACGAGCCCCGCGCCGTGAGGCGCCGGCCCTCCGCAAGGAACTACTCCCGTGGCGAACACGCTACTGACCCCCACCGCGGTGACGCGCGAAGCGCTCCGCGTCCTGCACCAGAAGTGCAACTTCATCAAGACGATCAACCGGCAGTATGACGACTCTTTCGCCAAGACCGGCGCGAAGATCGGCGACAGCCTGAAGATCCGTCTCCCGAACCAGTACACGGTCCGCAGCGGCGCCGTGATGGACGTCCAGAACACGTCGGAATCGAGCGTGACGCTTCAGGTCGCGACCCAGAAGGGCGTCGACATGAACTTCACGTCGTCCGAACTCACGCTTTCGCTGGACGATTTCTCCAAGCGCATCCTGGAACCGGCGATGTCGGTTTTGGCCGCCGCGATCGAATCGGACGTGATGAACGTCTACAAGGACATCTATCAGCAGTCTTCGAACGTCGGCGCCGCGGCGACCTCCGCCAAGCTGCTCGCCGGCAAGAAGCTGCTCGTCGATGCGCTTGCGCCGAGTTCGCCGCGCTGGCGCGCCAACTATGGCTCGCAGGAGAACGTCGATCTCGTCGAGGCGCTGAAGACGCTGTTCCACGCCTCGAACGAGATCAAGGACCAGTACATCGACGGCGCGATGGGCACGGCGCTCGGGTTCGACCACTACGAGAACACGCTGTGGCCGCGCCACACGTCGGGCACGGAAAACGGCGCTTCGACGACCATCACGGTCAACGGCTCCAATCAGACCGGCGCCTCGGTGACCGTCACCAACGGCTCATCCAAGACGCTCGCCGTGGGCGACATCATCACGTTCTCGGGCTGCAATCGCGTACATCCCGAAACGAAGCACGATACCGGTGTCGCCCAGCAGTTCGTCGTGACCACGGCGCTGACGTCGAGCGGAACGTCGGTCGCGATCAGCCCGTCGATCATCACGTCGGGGCCGACCCAGAACGTCTCGGCGTCGCCGACCACGGCGCAGGCCATCACCAAGGTGGGCGGCGCCTCGACGGCCTACAACATCGGCATGCTCTATCACCAGGACGCCTTCACCTTCGCGTCGGCGGACCTCGTGATGCCCGATGGCGTGGACTGGAAGGCCCGCGAAAACTTCGACGGGATCTCGATGCGAATCGTTCGGCAGTACACGATCAACAACGATCAGCTGCCGTGCCGTATCGATGTTCTCTACGGCTACAAGACGATCCGCGCGGCGCTCGCCGCCCGGTTCGCGAACAACTGACCGGAGGACAGGACAATGGCAATCGGTCTCCAGCTTTCGGACGGCAACCCGGACGGCTGCTCCTTCGGGCAGAGCGCAACCGACCTGATCTCGTTCTACGGGGCGACGCCGATCGTGAAGCCCACGGCGGCGAACCAGGCCGCGATCACGGCGGGCGCGACCACGACGGCGTGCAACAACCTCGTCATCGAGTTGCGACTCGCACTGGTCAACCTGGGTCTCATCGCAGGCTCGTGATGCTCGCCCGTGTCCCCCCGGCATCGCGGACGTTCATCGCGATGCCGGCCTACACGGGCGCGATCGAACCGGAGACGCGCAGGTCGCTCGAATCCTGCGCGCCTCTCTGCTTGCAGAAGCGGATCGCCATCATCGATTGCTACGTGCTTTCGGGGTGCTGCTACCTCGACCACGCGCGGAACATCTGCGTCAAGAAGTTCCTCGAATCCGATGCGAGCGATCTGCTTTTCGTCGATACCGATGTCGGCTTCGGGCCGGATGCCATTGCGCGCATCCTGACGACGACCAAGCCCTTCGTGGCCGGCATCTATCCCAAGAAGGAGGTGATCCCGGACTGGCCGGTGACGCTGCTTCCCGGCGATCAGCGGAGCGATGCGGAGGGCTGCCTTCGCGTCGCGATGGTGCCCACGGGGTTCCTGCGCCTCCACCGCTCGGTGTTCGAGACGCTTGCCGACAAGGTGCCGACCTATCGCAACGCCCAGCATGGCGACCTGAAGGCGTTCTTCAAGACCGAGATCAGGGACGGCGAGTATTGGGGCGAGGACGTCGAGTTCTGCCGCCTGTGGCGCGAGGCCGGCGGCGAGATCCACGCTATCCCCGACATGGATTTCAAGCACATCGACAACACCGGAAAGGTGTTCGAGGGCAACTGGGGCAGGTGGCTGCGCGAAAACCTCGCGCAGAGGGCGGCCTAGATGCAGCTCCTCATCGGATGCGGGAACAGTCGGACAAAGAAGATGTTCGACGACGCGCGCGGGAGCGAATGGCGCGATCTCGTCACGCTCGATGTTGATCCGTCCTGCCGCCCCGATGTCGTCCACGACCTCGAATCCCTGCCGCTGCCGTTCGCCGATGACAGTGCGGCGGAGGTCCATGCCTACGAAGTGCTGGAGCATTGCGGCCGGCAGGGCGATTGGCGGTTCTTCTTCGCGCAGTTCGCGGAATTCTGGCGTGTGCTGGAGCCGGGCGGGATGCTGTTCGCATCGGTGCCGCGACACGACAGCGAGTGGGCCTGGGGCGATCCCGGGCATACCCGCGTGATCCCGCCGCATGCCCTGCTGTTCCTGCACCAGCCCGCCTATTCGGAACAAGTCGGCAAAACCGCGATGACGGACTACCGGTCGGTCTACCGTGCCGATTTCGACGCCCATCATACGCAGGTGCATGGCGCCAATCTGTTCTTTGTCCTGCAAGCCATCAAGCCGTCACGGGTGAGCGTGTGACATGGGCCATATCCTCTACGGCTACCGCCGAAACGAACAGGGCCGCATCGAGCACCGCCGGTTCGATAGCGACCATTTCCCCGATGGATGGGTCGATAGCCCATCCAAGATCGACGGGCACGACGCGCCAGTCCCGGCAATCGTGCCGGTCTCGGCGCCCCAGGGCCATCAACCACCGATCGGCGAGGTCTACGGCGAGAAACGCCGCGGCGGTTGGCCCAATGGCGTCAGCCGGACCGACATGGCGGCGCGCCGATGACCGATTTCGGCACCATGAAGGCACGGATCGCCGATGAGGTCGACGACTCGGGCGCCGACCTGACGACGCAGATCGCGCGCGCGATCCAGTCCGCCATCAAGCATCACGAGCGGCGCCGGTTCTACTTCAACACCACCGTTACGGCGACCTTCGCGCTGGTCGCTGGTCAGGAGTATTACGGCTCGGCCGACAATTCATCGATCCCCGATCTCATCGAGATCCGGGACATGTATTTCGCGCACAGCGACGGCACGCGCCAGCATCTGACGCCGGTCCCATGGGAGCGCATCGCCGCCGCAGCAGACGGGGTATCGCGCGCTGACCCGGCCGTCTATTGCTATCACGCGCAGAAAATTCGCGTGCTCCCGATGCCCAGCGCGGCGCGGACTGTCACGGCGTCGTGGGTCTACCGCCTAACCGCCCTGTCGGCCGACGCCGACACCAATGCATGGATGACGGACGCGGAGGAATTGATCCGGCTCCGCGCCGAAATCATCCTGGCGCGCGACGTTACCAAGGACGACGCCGAAATCACGCGCCTGGCCCCGTGGGAGGCGCAGGCCTTGGCCGATCTGGAGGCCGAGACGCGGCGCCGTCGCGGCACACCGATCATGGTCAACGACATGATGTCGGGAGGGCGTGGTTACGACATCGCCACCGACTCATGGTAACGGTGCCCGTCGCCGACTTCCTGCCGGACTACCCGGACTATCAGAACCCCGGCGCGACCCTGGCGCGCAACGTCATCCCCGGCACGCGCGAGGGCATCGCGACCTATCGCCCGTTCCCGGCCTTCCTCGCCTACACGACGTCGGCGCTCACGGCGCGCTGCCAGGGCGCATGGTATGGCCAGGAATCCGGCGGCGCAGCGCGGGTATTCTTCGGCGACGCCGGGAAGCTCTACACTCTGAGCGGGACGACGCCCAACGACGTCAGCAAGGCCGCGACAACTTATGCCACGCCATCGGATGGCGGCTGGCGGTTCGAGACGTTCGGCGATCTGCTCGTCGCGACCAACGGCGTCGATACGCCGCAAAAGTTCGATCTCACCGACGTCATTGACGGATCAGTGAAGTTCGTCGATCTGGGCGGAACGCCGCCGCAGCTTCCCTATCTCGCCGTCGTGGGCGGGTTCCTCGTCTTTGCCGGCGGTATCACTGTTCAGTGGTCGAGCCTGGAGAACGCGGAAAGCTATACCGGCAACCAGGCCGATACGCAGGTCATGCCATCGGGCGGCCTCATCCGCGGCATAGTCGGCGGGCAGAACGGCATTCTCTTTCAACGCAACGCGATCCGCCGCCTCGTGCCGGGCGATCCCACTGCGTTCATCGAATTCCAGGTGATCGCAAACCAACTCGGCTGCGACATCCCCGGGTCGATCGCGGCCTATGGCGATGCGATCTTCTTCGTTCACCGCTCCGGGTTCTACCGGATCGATGGGACACAGAGCATCACGCCGATCGGCAACGATCGCGTGAACCGTTGGTTCTGGTCCAACGTGGATATGGCGAACCTTCACCGCGTCTCGTCGGCGATCGACTTCGTGAACGAGGTCTATGCGATTTCGTTTCCCTCGACGTCGGCGAGCGGCGGCACCCCGGATACGATCCTGTTCTGCCAGTACACCAAGGGCCGATGGTCCATGGCGAAGCCCGGGGATCACGAGACGATCTTCACCGCGGCGTCGCAGACGTCATACGACCTCGACACCGACATGAGCGTCGAGGATCAGAACCTGGATTCGACGTCGCTGCCGTCTCTCGACAGCGAGATCTATACCGGCGTCGCCCGCCCGTTGCTCGGCGCCTCGACGACTTCGCACTACATTGCGTTCTCGAACGGCTCGAACCTCGAAGCGACGATCGACACCGCCGAACAGCAGTTGACCAGGGGCGCCAAGTCGCGCATCCGCGCTGCGCGGCCTCTCGTGGATGGCGGGGCGCCCACGGTGGCGCTCGGGGTGCGGGACAATCTTCAGGATTCGGTGTCGTGGACTTCGGCGGAATCGCAGTCCTCGAAAACCGGGCTATGCCGCTTCAGGGTCGGTGCGCGAGCGCGCTATCACCGCGCCCGGATCACTGTTCCTGCCGGCGCGTCATGGACGCATTGCATGGGCCTCGATGATGTCGAAGTCATCGCGGCGGGCCGGCGCTGATGGCGGCGCCACTCTCCCGGCCCCGGCTGCTCCCCCGCATGGGCGGGACGCCGCTCGAACAGGCGGAGCGCATCAACTTCCTGATGGGGAAGTCAGGCAACACCGAACTGACGCTGACCGCGAACGCGGGAACCACGACGCTGACCGACCCGCGTATCTGCGCGACGTCATCGGTCAGCCTGTCGGCGCTCACCGCGAATGCGGCGGCGGAGATCGGGGCGGGGACGCTCTATGTGAGCGCGCGCGCCGATGGCTCGGCAACGATCACGCACGCCAACAACGCACAGACGGACAGGACATTCATGGTCCTGATTGTGAACTGATGGCGACGGTCCTCAAGGAAAAGCAGACGTGGTTCTCGGTCCCTGCCTATCAGGCCGAAAACCCGTCGGTATGGAATCAGGTCGCCAAAATCCTCGCGCGCACCTGCGCCGAGTATCGCGCCGAGGACGTTCGCGCGGCCGTCGTGGCGGGCACCATGGAATTGTGGGTTGCCGCTCCCGAAGGCGCGGTCGACGCGGTTCTTGTGACCCAGATCACGCGCACCAAGGACGGGCAAGCCATGACGGTCCTGTTCGTCGGCGGCGCCGAGATGAGGGACTGGATCGGCGAGCGCTGGCGGCTGGCCGACTATGCCCGCCGCCGCGGCTGCGCCGAACTTCGTTTTGAGGGCCGCGATGGCTGGCAGCGCTTCTTTCCCGAGGCCGAGCAAGTCGGCGTGAAGCTGAGGATCAAGCTATGAGTGGTGGCGAAGCACCCGCGCAGACAACGACGGTTTCCAAAAGCGAGCCGCCGGCTTATCTGCAACCCTACCTGACCGACATCGCAGGGCGGGCACAGAACTGGTACAACTCGTCCGCTCCGCAGTATTTCCCCGGCCAGACATATCAGTCCGCGAGTGATGCGACGAACGCCGGCCTTACATCGGCGATCAACCGGGCGCAGGCCGGCTCGCCGCTCATGGGCGCGGCGCAGAACGCCAGCCTCGCGACCATCCGCGGCGACAATCTTTCGCCGGATTCCAATCCGTTCCTGCGCGATATGGCGAGCGCTGCGGCGCGTCCGGTGGTGCAGAACTTCAACGAATCCGTCCTGCCCTCGGTCCAATCGTATTTCAGCAACAAGGGCCGCTACGGCAGCGGCGCAAACATCGCAGCGGTCGGACGCGCGACGGACTCGCTGACGTCGGCCCTGAGCGATCAGGCTGCGAATCTCTACGGCGGCAACTACCAGGCCGAGCGCGGCCGGCAGGAAGCCGCCATCGCGGGCGCGCCGAATCTCGCTGCGGCGGACTACAACGATGCCAACGCGCTGTTGCAGGCCGGTCAGACGCAAGAGGCTTACGACACCGCGCGGCGCAATGCGGAGATCGCCCGCTTCGATGCCGGCCAGAACAGGGAACTCGGCAAGCTCGGCGCCTACTCGAACATCATCTATGGCCAAAACACGGGCGGGACGCAGACCCAGACGCAGACCGTGCCGCAGACCGGCAACAGTTTCCTGTCCGGCCTGTTCGGCGGGTTGTCCGGCCTGTCGTCGATCGCGTCGATCGGCGGGCGCGGCGGGTTCGGCCTGTGGTCGGACGAGCGCCTGAAAGAGGACGTGAAGCGGGTCGGCGAAACCGACGCCGGCACGCCGATCTACACTTACCAGTACAAGAGCGACCCGACCAACACGACGCATATGGGCGTGATGGCGCAGGAAGTCCGCAAGAAGCGGCCCGGCGCGGTCCACAAGATCGGGCCGTATCTCGCGGTCGATTACCGCAAGGTCGCCTGAGATGTGGCCGTTCGATCAGACCCAAGGCGCCGTGCCCGGCTATCTGCCGCAGGACATGCCGGTGCCGGGGTATTTCGACATCCGCGATCTTCGCCGGGACGCCGCGACGCAGGGGCTGGCGCAGGCCTTTGCCGGCCTGTCGCGCACCTTCGCGCGTCGCCCGGTGACGCAACCCGCGCCGACTGTTGGCGAAGCCTTCGCCGGGGTGCAGCCGGCGATGCAGCGCACGATGATGGCGGGATTGCAGACGCAGGCCGCGGAACGCCAAAACGACGAGGCGCGGCGCTGGGACGAGCTGTCCGCAGGCAATCCGATGCTCCAGGGCCTCGGGCGGCAACTTGGCGGCCAGTACCTCGTGGCATCGCTCGCCCGCGACCGGCGCGAGCCGCCCGCCGGCTATGCCTGGGCGGACCCCAGCAACCCCAGCGCCGGGGTGCGAGCGATCCCGGGATACATCCATCACATTCCCGGCGTGGGCGCCGTCACGGCCGGCGATGCGCCGGGCCCGGGCGCCGCGCCGGCTCCGGCGGGCGGACAGGGCAACGACCTTTCCGCAATCATCGCCAGCCCGAACATGATGCGCTGGCAGCCGCAGATCGCGGCGGCGGCGCGTGAGTTCAATATCCCGGCGCCGTTGCTGACGGCCATGCTGGCGCAGGAGAGTCGCGGCGATCCGAACATCGTCGGGCCGGTGACGCGGACCGGGGAACGGGCGACCGGGCTGGGGCAGTTCATGCCCGGCACTTGGGCGGACGCGCAGCGCGCCCTCAATCTTGGCACCACGCCGCCGACCGATCCGAACGCGGCGATCCGTGCCGCGGCCTGGTACCTGCGTCGCAACATGGACGACTTCGGCGGCGACACCAACACGGCGCTCGCAGCCTACAACTGGGGGCCGGGCAATCTCCGCATGATGGGGATACACGGCCGCGCCCTGCCGCCCGAGATGATGGCGCGACTGCCGGCGGAGACGCGAAACTACATCGAGCGGATCACCGGGGCCTCGCAGGCGCAGCCAACGCAGGTCGCCCAGGCCGGTCCCGCTCTGCCGCCCGGAATGCGCGTCGTGGCACCGGAAAACGAGCGCCCCGTGGCGATCCCCGATCCAAATTCGCCGACCGGCTACCGCTACGTCCGGCAGTCCGAGGCGGTGGGCCAGCCCGCCGCAGGACCGAATACGCTTTCCGTCAACTCGCAGCCCGGCGGCGGCGTGTCGGTCTACAGCGGCCCGAACAACCCGCAGGCACAGGCGCAGGCAGCGCAGCCGGCGCAGGCGGTGCGCTCGGAGATCGACCAGCGCATTGTGGACAATACGCAGCGTCTCGGCCGTCTCCAGGAAATAGCGACCCGTTTCGATCCCCGGTTTCTACAGTACGGGACACAGATCCAGAATTGGGGCCGCGGCATCGCGGAGCGCTTCGGGGCCAATCTCTCGCCCGACGCCCGGCGCGACATGCAGGATTTTGAACAGTTCCGACAGACGGTCTCGGACGAGTTCAACCAGACCCTGCGCGCCATGTCCGGCGCCGCGGTCACGCCTTCCGAGTTCGAGCGCATGCGCGCGGCGGCGCCGTCCCTCGACGACAGCCCGACGCAGTTCCAGGCGAAGCTGCGGTCCACGCTGGAGAACATCGCGCTCGCCAACGCGCGCCTGCACTACTATCGCGCGCAGGGCATCCGCCCGACCTTCAATACCGATGGCGGGGTCAGTTCGCTCGACAACATGCGCGGGCTGATCCAAGCGCGCGGCGACGTCATCGCGAACACCCTGCGCGGCCAAGGCATGGCGCCGGATGAGGTGTCGCGCCGGGTGCGCGAGCAGATCCAGACCGAGTTCGGGATCTCGCCGATGGGGCTGTCGCGATGACGGACTGGTTCGCCGAAGCCCTCGAACCGACGCCGCCCCGCGCGGCCCCGGCCGCGTCGCCGCCCCGCGCGGCCCCGGCCGCGTCGCCGCCCGCAGCAGGGCAGGATTGGCTGCGCGCCGCCTTGGGCGACGGGTCCGCGATCGGCGTGCAGCCGCCTGGCACGCGTATGGGGCCGCCCATCGACGACATGAGTCGCGCTGCGTCCTATCGGGCGACGGGATCGGCGAGTCTGCTGCCGAACGTGGACGATCAAATCACCGCGTATTCGCGGCAGATGGGGATTCCGCGGGAGCGCTTCGGCGTCGATTCGAGCGGGAACATCGTCTACGCCGACCGCGACGGCAGGCTGGCCCGCGTCAACCCCTCGGTGTCCGGCGCGACGGGGGTCGGCGATGCGGCGCGACGCGCGGCGGGATGGCTCGCCGGTCAAGCCGGACCGGCAATCCCGATGGCTGGCGGCACGGCCGGCGGTGCAGTGGGCGAGGCGGTCGCGGGTCCGGCCGGCGGAATTTTCGGCGCCACGGCTGGGTCCGGGCTATTCGACTACCTCAGGCAGGTCGCGGGGCGCTATATCAACGGGTTGGACGAAAGCCCGCTGGGCAATCTGACCAACGTCGATCCGCTCAATGTCGCCGGCCAAGCCGCAATGGGCGGGGCGGGCAGACGATCGGCACGGGGCTCCGCGCCGCATTCAATCGAAACCCGCTCGGCGTGTCCGCGTTCGATCGCGTCCAGGCTACGACGCCGGCCGCGCAGGCGGCATGGGAACGCCTCTATGCCTCCGCGGCGCGATCCGGCGTCGATCTCGACGTTGCACAGACCACCGGCCTACCGAGCCTCCGCGTCGCGGGCCGGCAGCTCCGCCGCTATCCCGAGACGATGGACGCCGAGACGGCGCGGCTCGAACAGCAGCAGACCGTGCAGATTCCCGACGCGATGCGACGGCAGATGGACGCCAATGTCGGGCCGGCGCGGTCGGTGGACGAGGCGGTTGGCAACAATCCCGAATTCGCGCCACGCGACCTGGCAGGCAATGCGCTGCCGCGTCCCGGATTGCGTGGGGCCGCGGGCGACATCATCGAAGGCGCCGGCAGGGCGCGGACCGCGCTGGCATCGCCGCACTATCAGGAAGCCTTCGGCAGCGGAACGATTCCCGATGCGTCGCCGATCGTCCAGCGCATCGACGATCTGTTGCAATCCGGTCGGTTCCCGGAGAATTCGGCGACGGCGCGCGCGCTGGGCGCGGCG